TTGCCGCCGACATTCACATTGATCTGTAAATTATTTGCGGCCATCTTGCTGTTCCTCTAGCAAACTAAAATATGCGACCCATTCATTATACTCATCCAGTGATATTTCTTCAATCTCTGCAATCGTTTTGCCCAATCTTACCGCTAGAGAAATCAGGCCGAAACGGAATGGATCGCCTCTCAGTTTTTTTCCTGTTCCTCAATACTAACGGGATTGAATATGCAGCCAAAAACATTGGTCAGAACCCCTATAGGTTCGCGCATCAGTGTCGGCTTGTCATCCAGAGCAAACATATTTTCGCCCTCTTCTGTTTGCGCCTTTATGATAATCATTTCTACCATGCCAGAGATAGTTGGGTTTGTTGTAAAGTCTTTATATTTACGCTGAACCTTGTCGATATCAGAGCCAGTAACAGTCGTATAATATATTTTCAAGGGGCTTCCATCTACGCCCCATTCATCGACTTCTACATATTCGCGTTTTCTGCTTTCCCTATTCGCAGAAATTTGCTCGCCAAACTTAGACATCGTGCCACCTCCGTCTGTCTATACTTACACTGTGCTTTCAGTAATCCCGCCCGATCCTTGCGCTTCAAACGCATGTTCAACCATACCATCGAAAGTGGATGTCACAGTCTTACCAGTGACGATCACTGAACCGCTTAACTTGATATCACCAGAAGCATTGCCTTCCGGGTAAAGTTCTACCGTAACAGTAGAACCGACATCGAGCGAATTTTGTGCTGCGTCAGTTTCGTCAAAGAAACATTCAAATGAAACGGTAAATTGACCAAGGCCAGCTTTGTATGAACGAAAGCTATCGCCCATGCTTGTGTCCTCAATCACATCTCCCGTTACGTTCAGTGTGAAAGTGCGTATTTCGGCCAACTCATTACCGCCGATAAAAACCGTACCTTCCGATCCCGCGTGTGTTGCCATAGTTAGACCTCATTCTCGCTAGTCGCTTCATCGGACTTTTTAGGCTTCCGACTTTTAGCCTTCTTCGGCTCATCTTCCGAATATCCAAGCGCAATAAGTTTCTTTGCCGTGTCAGGCCAGCAATTTATTGCGTTTCCATCCTTATCATAAACTGTAACGCGCTTCATCCTAAACCGCCGTTTCAACATCATTTTCTAAGGTAACATACATGACTTCTATTGCAAAGCGTCCGACACCTACCGGGTTCTCACCATCGCCCGAAAAGTCGGCATCGAAAGAAGTTATCTTTGTGTCTTTTGCATTGCCGCCACGGGTTAGATCAGTAAACAATGCTTCTTCGATCTCTACGGCAATAGTGTCGAGAGTATTGTCAAGGTTGGTATTAGCAGAAACATAAGCCTCGACGGTTACGTCAAGGGTTCTGATTGTTGTTCTGGGCGTTTTTACCGACGAGTAATCAGATGTTTCTGACTTTGTATAAATAGTAAGGGCGGGCAGTTTTGCCTCTGCCAATGGATAAAACCTTGTCTGATGGACGCGCGTTCCCGTAGTCGTTAAACCCGTCAATGTGGTGGTAATATTGTCCCGTATAGATTTCCTAACGTGAGCCATTACGCTTCTTCCAGTACCAACACAGTCACGCCTGTCCCGCCATTCTCAACTACCCTAATCGTATAATTCTGACTGTTTATGTTTATTGTGTCGCCTTCTGCTGCGCTAGAAACGTCAGAGGTGCGACAGGTGAACCGTGGCTGCTCCATTGCAACAGCAACTTCGCCGCCAACTTCCACCTCAAAATCCTCATCGTCAAAGATACCATTTATGGTGATGGCTGAACCGCCTTGGGGTGTATATGAAGCCGCGTCACCGAAATCGTTAGTATTAAAGAATATCGCGCGCTCTGTGTCAGTCTCGACAGCCATTATTCATCTTCAGGTGTGGCAACTTTTTTGACAGCGCGATTAGTCTTTTTAGGCGCAGCCTTCTTTGCTTTCACAGCAATGCCTCGCGCAATTAATCGCTCTGCCACATTGTCATCAATTTCATGCTCAGTCCCGGCGTGTAGATTACCGCCAGCACCGATGAATGTTTTTTCTAGGATTTTAACTTTCATAATTCCTCCAAGGGAAAGTGGGACAGCCTGGTTTCCCAAGCTGCCCCCCAGACCACTAGGCAGTGCTGACTTCGTTAGTTACAGCAAAGCTGACAGCGTTGCGAACACCTACGTCAATTTCACCCAAGAGGGTCAGACGTATTGTTCCCGCCTTGTCACCCGCAAATGGGTTCACAAGAATGGATGGCGCGCCAAATTGAGCAATCATCAACTGGCTGAAATCGCCAAAGATGAGCGCAGACGCATCCGTTCCACCATCACCGGGGTTAAGGTTTGACGGTACGTTGCCAGTGAACTCAACCGGATAACCGTAAAGGTTATTCCAAGGGTCGTTCAGCAGCATAACGCTATCAGTTGAACCGACTTTTACAGTCGATGCCAACTTAGCTTTGACCTTTGGATTGGACAAGAAACCAGCCGCATCGCCATTGACAATGCCGTTATCTTCCTCGACCAGTTTCACCAGGTCTATGATGTCTTGCCATGTCAGAGCCGCCACATCGGTATCGGCTGAAATGTCCAGATCATTGATGCCGGATGTATTCAAAATACCAGTTGGCTGGCCTGATGAACCACTGCCTTGGATGGCATGTTTCTCAATGGCATCAGCCGCAGACGCAAGCAGATCATTGCGAATGATTGTCTCAATCGCTGGAACGCTTTCCATCATTAGCAAGCGCGAAATTTCAACAAACGCACCCATTGTGCGCGGCTGAAGTGTCACACCGCCATCGGTTCCGGCTCCATCAGAAACGTCACCAAGTTCCTCAACGAACCCGGCTGTCGCACCTCCTGCGAGTTTTGGCAGCTTGATACGACCAGTCAAACCAGACATATATGTTGTGCCAAGATTTCCAAGAACCTGTTTGGCGCGTAGTGCTTCGATAAACATATCTCCGCGATGTTCCGTGGGAACGAAATCATCAAACACGACTTCCGATCCTGTCGCACCTGTGGCGGCAGTGGAAAGTGGGCCACGCTGTTGCCATACAAAGTCAGGGACGTAAACGCCTTCTGCTTCTCGCTTGACAGAACGGGTGATTTCGTCGTTCATCTCACGTTCAAAGCCAGCTTCGCGCCAATCGCCCGTAGCTTGAGCGCGGATCATACGACCAAGAGAATATGAACGCTTTTCCTTTACAGGTGCGTCAACAACGCTTGGGGGCGTATCAAGTGGCTTGTCATCACCGATGACATCAAGAAGTTGACCGCGAAACGCATCAACGCTTAAACCGTCACGAATAGCGGCATCGCCAAGATCACGCTTATTGTGCTTGGCAGCGATAGCAAGAATTTCGCTATCATTCTTTCTTGCGGCTCGAACAGCTTCTGCCTTCGCCGCATCCAAGTCTACGACTTGGTTTTCAGTTGTATCAGTCATCTCATTCTCCGTTTTAACTGATGTTTGCAAAGGTTTGGAAACTGACCGCCCGATGCCCACAAGTGAGGAACGATCACTGGGCAAACTAACAATCGAGATCTCCATAGGCGTTGTTGCAACCCTAACAACTTCGTCAGGATCGCTTTCACGCTCCACTCGACCATCTATTCGATAGCCGACACTGATGTTCTGACGGATACCGTCCCGAACATCGTCAAAGACTTCAGAAGCAAGTTCGCCTTTTCCAAGGCGCACTATGGCGCGCAATCTGCGCTTATCTTCATCCATCTCAACCTCTTGAACCACACCTATCTGCTTGGTCATATCGTGATCCAGCAGTAAAGGCGCACGACCAGAATTAAGGAACTCAAGGTTCATGCTCTCCCGGCTGTGGTCAATAACTTCCATCCCAAAGTCGCGCTCGACTGGTTCTTCGCTGGAAACTCCAACACGAACTGTGCGCGTTTCTTCATCAATAGTACGGTCATCGTTGAAGTGATGATACCTCTTGGACATATTCAAACGATCAAGACGCTCCATGTCTTTGTCTTTTGCGCCTTTCTCATCTTCGTCCTCATCGTGATACGGGCGTTCTTCCATATCTTCCATTTCTTGCATTGGCTTTGCAAAAGTGATGGTGTACGCCTCGTCGGTTTCTTCGACGTTCAGAATATGTCTTTGCTCTAAATCTGCCATGTCCCGTTCCTTTGTTGATAAGGGATGTCCTAATGGTAGCAAATCAGTATCGTGCTTGCCACCCTGAAACCTTCCATTCCGCAAACAGAAAAGAAATGAATTTACACGCGCATACGCCCACTGATCGCTACTTGTGACGTTAGGGCGAACACTGCCCGGATTTGTATTATATGCGCCAACGCCCCGCTCGAAAACCGCCGCAAGTGTACGCGCGTTTGTTCGCTTCGTAGGATCATCTCCATATTTGGCATTGTGTTCATCTGCTTTATTCTTCAATCCTTTTTGTACACTTTCAGACAAATCTGAAAGCCCCCGATCTTCATCCTTCTTGCCTTCTAGCTTCTTCACAAGTTCCAATATAACGTCCTTCATGCCACGCTCTCCCAGCGTTCCGATGACGCCCCATTTCATCTGGGCTACGACACCGGCAACATTCGATCTATTGGGTTCCAACTCACCATCTTTGAACTGCACTCCATCTTCAAAGTGTCGCGCTGCCCATGCTTCGCGCTCCTTGATCCAATCAAGTGTGCCTTCCGTTTCGGAACCATCTCTGGCCTTTGTCCAAAACTCATAAGCCTCGTTGCCGCGAATGTTGCCACCCAAACGCCAAACCTCATTATTGTTTTCTTTCACGCCTGTCGCAAAGTCATAGTCGAACTGCGGATAGTTGCTATTACGCAAACTGATCTTTTTGTCGTCACCCTTCGTAGGAAAGTCAGTCGGCATTGTCAGCCCCATCAACATCGGCTTCTGCTGGCAGCTTACTGCCAAACGGCTGGAACGCAGTTTTGATACCGTAACGCTCTGCCATCTCTTGATCCGA